CTTCGAATGGGAGGAGAGTGACCGGACCCGAACACCGGAGGGGAAGTGGCTTTTCGAACCGCTCTCCGAGACCATCAGACTGAAGTGTCCCTCATGCGGACACGGGCACACCGACGACCCCGTGACGCGTCGGCAGCTGGTCGAGAGTGGGGAGTGGTCAGCGCAGAACGCGATCGCACCCCGGCACAAGGTTTCGTTCACGTGGTCCTCAATCGTCCCTCCGTGGGTTCGCTGGCGCGACATCGTCGAGGAGTTTCTCATCTCCAAAAAGCAACTCGACTACGGGAACCCCATACCAATGCAGACGTGGAAGGCCGAGACCATGGGAGAGCCGTGGGTTGACTCGCTCAAGGAGAAGATGGTCGATTTCCTCTCAGCGATGCAGGGTTCCGACTACGAACTGAAACAGACCACCGGGGGCCGCGTGTTTCTCACCGCTGACGTTCAGATGGTCGGGGTGTGGTTCGTGGTGCGTGAGTGGTTCATCGGGGGAGATTCGCGTCTCATCGACTTCGGGCAGGTCAATGAGATTGATGACCTCGCCACCATCGCCGAACGCTACAACGTGAACGGATCCGACGTGCTCATCGATTCGGGGTTCAACACTCAAGCAGTCTACGCCGCCGTCATAAAGCACGGGGGCCGCTGGAAGGCCACCAAGGGACACGACTCGGTTGGGTACATGGTCAACAACGTCAGGCAGCCGTTTATGTGGAGCCGCGTCGATGCGATGGTGGGGCGCGGAGAGAAAAAGCACCTCATGCTCATCGTCTTCTCAAACCCGCTTCTGAAGGACGCACTCGCGCATCTGATGTCAGGAGCAGGTCCGAAGTGGGAGTTCTCTAGGAAAGCGGGTGACTTGTATCTCGCGCAGGTGACCGCTGAGAGGCGCGAGGAACGCACCGACGGACGTGGGGCGGTGTCTTACGTTTGGCGACGGATCCGAAAGGATAACCACCTATTCGACTGCGAAGTTCTCCAGTTACTCGCCGCACTGGCGACAAAGTTCATCGGCGCGACGAAGTGACCGGCAGTTGATGAAGCCGCAAAGGAGTGATGGCCGACACCGTCGACTACATCGGAATCTTCCGAAGCTTTACCGACTTTCAACTCGCAGAGGCACTCGCACGCCTTCAGGCAGAGTTCGCTGACCCGTACACCTCGGTGTCATCGGCGGGGACTTCCTCGCAACGTGACCGCCAACAAATCGCGATGGAGTTGGCAGCGTGTTCAACCGTCCTCCGCGAACGCTCTCGAACCACCCCGCGCAATCGCGTGAGGGCTTCCTTCCGATGAAACTCATCTCTCGCATCAAGAACGCCGTTCGGGGATTCCGCTGGGAGGGTGCGAACCCGTCCGAAAGCCGAGCACTCACGCCGTCGTCATACTCAAACCACGCTGAATCCTCCACCGTCACCCGGGGAAGGATTCAACTGATTTGGGAGGCGCGTGACCTCGAGAACAACCACCCACTCGTCTCTGGCATCCTGCGCAAGCTCACGCTGTACACGATCGGTTCTCTCAGGTTCCAGAGTCGCACCTCGGATCCAGCAGTGAACTCTGCTTATGAGGCCTACTTCAACGCGTGGAGCAAAAACGCCGACGTCTCTGGGAGGTTCGACTTCCTCGCGTTGATGCAACTGGCCTTCTCTTCATTCGTGCGCGACGGGGATTGTCTGGTGGTCAAATCGCTCACCGAGGACGGGGTGAAACTTCAACTCATCGAGGCCGACCGCATCGGGAATCCGTACCAGACGCTGGTCACCGACGACTACGTTGGTGGAATCCGCATCGACGTCGCCACGGGCAGGCCGACCGCATACTGCATCACTCGTCGCTCAATGGGCGCACAGTACGTGGATGAGCAGGAACTCCCTGCCGAGCGGTGTCTGCACTTGTTCGACCCTCAGCGTCACGACTCTTATCGAGGGGTGAGTGCATTCGCACCCGCCATCGCAACCTGCCGCGACATCGTGGACATCCTAGCGGGTGAGAAGAACGCTGTGAAGTGGGCGAGCAATCAGACGGGCATCATTAAGACGCCGACGGGCGAGGGACTCGGCTGGGATTCGCAGACCGCAACGGGCGACGCCATTGAGAGCATCAAACCCGGCACCATCCACTACCTCAAACCGGGCGAGGACGTGCAAGGATTCATCTCGAACCGTCCGAGCGTGACGTTCACCGGATTCCTAGAAAGCCTGCAACGGCATCTCGCCGACGCACTCGGGCTTCCGTATGGGTTCTTTATCGACTCCAGCAAGCTCGGAGGGGTAACCGCTCGATTGGACTCACAGCAAGCCGCGCGGGTTTGCTCGCGGTATCAGACGATTCTGGTCTCTCGACTACTCGACCCGATCGTCGAGGCCGTGCTCGCGTACGGCATCGCACAGGGACTCATTCCGCAGCATCCGGACTGGCGTGCGCATCGGTGGCAGTTTCCACCGTGGCCATCGTCCGACATCGGGCGCGAGACTTACGCCGAACTTGCCGAACTCAGACAGGGTGGAACGACCTTCGCGGAATACTATGCGAGCAAGGGCGAAGACTGGGAAGAGGCGTTTGTGCAGGCCGCGAACGAAGCCAAACGCCGCGCGGAGATTTTCGCCGCCGCAGGAGTACCCGATCCGCTCATTCTCGCACAACAGGAGGACGCAGGTGTTACACCCCAGCCGATGAATGCCATCGGTGACGTCACCGAGTTTGCAGAGGATTCTTTTGTGCCGCCAAAGGGCGTACGCGAGGCAGCTGCGCGAGCACTGCGCGAACGTGCGAAGAAACCCGCCTCTCAGCGCGGAATGACTCCTGTGGGAATCGCTCGGGCTCGAGATCTGATGAATGGGCGAGCAGTTTCGGAGGAGACCATCCGCAGGATGAAAGCCTATTTCGACCGGCACCAAAGCGACAAGCAGGGGAGCACGTGGGACGACTACGGCAAAGGGCGTCAGGCGTGGGACGGGTGGGGTGGTGACGCTGGGCAGACGTGGGCGAACTCCATCGTCGAGAGACTCAACAAAGCCGAAAGCTGATGCCTTACGCTGTCCGCAAAACTCCAACCGGGTGGGTGAAGGTGAAGACCATTCCCAACGAGAGCGTCGTGTCGCATCACAAGACGAAAGAGGAAGCAATCGCCGCGATTCGCGCCTATTACGCGAACAAGCGCAAACTCGAAACCAGACTCAGAAAGGCATGAAAACCACACGCTTTCAAACGCTCAACCCGACCAGCATCGACGCTGAAAAGTCTACCATCTTCGGCGTCAGCGTCATCACTAAGGGCATCGCGAAGGGGCACGATCTCATCGTGGATGAGACCACGCTCGCGCAGGTCGTAAAGTGCGGAAACGGGGCCAAGAACGGAATCAAGGTGAAGGTCGGACACGACTCAGGCGTTGAGGAGATCGTGGGACGGTTGACCAACTTCCGTATCGAGGAGGACAAGGTGCTGGCAGACCTCGAACTTCTATCCTCCTCACCCCGACGCGATTTCATCTTCGAGATCGCGCAGAAGACACCGGAGGCTGTGGGGCTTTCAATCGCGTTCGAGGGCAAGCCAGAAGCCGCGAATGGTCAGCAGATGGCACGATGCACTCGCCTTCGTTCGGTGGACTTGGTGGACGAACCAGCAGCAAACCCCGACGGGCTTTTCGAGGCCACAGTTGATGAGCAAAAGAAAGTTGAGACTCCTATGCAGGAAGAACCAAAACCCGAAGCAATGGCCGCCGAGCCGAGCGCACCGTCCGTTGAAGAACGACTCGGCGCGGTCGAAGCAGCGGTGAACGAAATCAAAACGATGATTGCATCTCTGCTCGCCGAAGAGACTTCCGAAGTGGAAGTTCAAAAGGAAGTGGAGATTCCCGCCGAGATGGCCGCAGGGGCCGCTTTCGAGGCCGTAGAGAACAAGATTCTCTCAGCCGTCGAAACCAAGTTCGAGGCACTCACAACTCTCATCAAATCATTCGGACCTGTGGCACCCGGTATCAAAGCCGAAGAAGTCGCACCAACGAATGTCACCGATTTTTCCGAACTCCGGAAAAACCCCGAGGCAATGAGGAAGCACCTCATCGCGCAGGGAATCCTCAAACCCTAAAACCCAAAAAACAACATGGCACAAAATGACTCGGGGTTCCGTGCATTTCCCGTGGGGGCTTCGGCCATCACGGTTGGAACGCGCGTGGCTCTTTCCTCAGGATTGGCGGTCGCCGCTGACGCGACCAACGGCAGCGCACTCGGCGTTGCAATCGGAGACGCCGCCGCAAACGGCATCGTCACAGTCAAACTGAACACGGCTGGCGGGACTCACGAAATGCGAGCATCAGGCGCAATCACGCTTGGCTCTTTGGTTTACCCAAACACGACGGGCCGCGTGAGTGGTTCACAGGTTTCATCAAACAACGCAATCGGTCGTGCTCTCGAAGCAGCTGCCGCTGATGGCGACATCATCGAGGTCTGCTTGGGCGTTAACCTCCACACCTAACCCAACTTAAAACACCATGTACGCAAACGCTGGAGCATCCCTTCGCGGGGACATTCAACAGGCGGTCATCCAAGCCGGGGGAGCCGATCAAGGTCTCATCGGTGGACTTGTCATGCCTCCTCTGTCGGTCGGCACAAAAGCCGGGCAATATCTCAAGATGGACCTCGCCGCCGCGCACTTGATGCGTGTTGACGGTGACGCCGCCAAACGCGGTCAGGACGGGTCGTATAGCCGTATTAGCCGTTCATTCACCTCTGACACCTACCTCTGCGAAGACCGTGGGTTGGAGGAGTTGGTGGACGACTCGCAACAGGCAGACCTCTCGCGGTTCCTCGACACCGAGGCCACCATCGCGAAGTTGCTTCTCCGCAACATCAAACTCGCGCATGAAAGCCGTGTGGCTTCCGCGATTTACAACACGTCGAACTTCAACAACACCACGGTCGGTACGGTGTGGAGCAACTCCGCAGCAGACCCCGTGAGCGACATTCTCGCCGCTCTCGAGCGACTGGCGAAGAAGGGCGTGCAAGCGAACACGCTGGTGGTCAACCTCGAGGTGTACAACCTCCTCCGCAAGAACGCGAAGGTGCAGAGTTACATCTTCGGTTCCGTCGGCACTGGTGACCTCCGCAATGTGGACGCCGCTCTCATCGGCCAGAACCTGAACATCCAGAACGTGCTGGTGGCGAGTGCCGCAAGCGACTCCTCGAAGAAGGGGCAAGCGTTCTCGGGCGGGTTCATCTGGGGCAGCAACCGCGCATGGGTCGGCAACGTGCAATCGGGCGATTTCGTCGCTGGTGGCGCGGGTCGCACGATCACATGGTCCGCTGATTCGAGCGACTTGTTCACGGTGGAGACCTACCGCGACGAGAGCCGCCGCTCGGGCGTGATTCGCGTGCGTCAACACACCGCCGAGAAGGTCGTGGATTCGACCGCTGGCGAGTTGCTCACGATTGCCTAAGTGATTGGATTCAAAGGGGGGGACGGGTCACCCCGTCTCCCCTTTTTCGTTATGGTCCCAGACGTTTCACAAGTTCAGCGGTACACCGGGGTTCACGGGATTCAAGCGGGTCTCCTCGTCCTCGCGCCAAAGGTCCACTCGGACTCGGGGCCAATCGCGACGATGGGCAGCGCACTCCCGCCTGACACCATCATCCCAAAGGGTGCAGGGATTTATGATGAGCGGGGACTTCTCCCGAGCATCAAGGGAAAGGGGCTGGAGTTTATCGCCTACGCATGAAAACCGCATTTGCCAACGCACTCTCTCGGGCATTCGCAAACGCTGCGACCAACATGGGCGCATCCATCCTGCTCAACGGCGAGGCCGTGCAAGCGGTGGTTTCTGAGAGCGAGTACACGACCCTCCCGGAGGAGGGAGGCGTGAACGCTGGAGGAGAGTTGACGGTGCGAATCGCGCGTTCGGCGTTTGATGAGTTCGGCAAAGGTGGGGACCCTCGGCGCAATCAGTTCACCATCGATTCGATGAAGTACAGAGTCGTGACGGTGAAGAGTTTGCCTGAGAACCCCATTCTCGAGTTTTTAGTTCGTCAGGACCAATGAGCAACTTTCTCGCAGATGTCGCAACGGGAATCGTCGAGGCCATGAAGGCCGACGACGACCTCGCGACATTGCAAGTGCTCACCTCGGACACCGACGAGGTCAAGGAAACCGCATCCATCTTCGTCGGCGTGGAGATTGCGCGGGAGCTGGTCGCCGGGTCTCGCATCTTCATCCTCGATGGTCAGGCCATCCTTCGCGTTAACCGTAACGCATACACCTCGGACGAGGCCGCGAGCATCAAGCAGAATGTGCTCGCCGCTCTGCTCAACCCCATCGCTGAAGCCGACTTCGACCAGTTCTCTTTTGGGACGGCAAAGGTGCTCGGATTCGTCATGGGAAATCAGAACACCACTTTCGCAGACGAGGTGCAGCTGGACTCGTTTGCTTTCAAACTTTGGGCGTATCAACTCACTCAATAACAACGACATGGCAACTATCCACAAAAATGGGCAGAACTATGGCACTCTGGGAACCACGCAAACCCAAGCGGGGATGCTGGTTACGCAGTACAATGCCAAAAAGTCATCTGCGACTAAAGAAATCATCGGGCCTGAGGGGGATGTGCAATCCATCGCGATGTACAACCTCAAAACCGAAATAACCGTTGATGGTTACATCAGCGGGACGTTCACAGGCACGATTGGAAGCACCGCAGGATCAAGAACATTCATCGACTCAATCAACCGCACTTTCTCGGCT